GCGACTCCTAGCAATGCAGGTAAAATGATTCTTATCCCGCGAGAATTCGATTTCGTTGCTAGTGACGGAATCCGAGATATGGATTTTGTTGAGATGCACAAAAATAATAGAGATGAATTTTTTGCCGCTACTAGAACGGCAAAGCATCACTTAGGAGTTAATGACGATCTTAACTACGCTACTGCTGAAATTGTAGATAGGACTTATTATCAAAACGTAATACAGCCTATTGTATCAGTGTTTGAAGATATTGTTAATGGTAGATTACTTATGGGTACAGGGATGTATATTAAATTCTCATTTGAGAATATCCCTGCAATCGAAATTGAGCGTTTGCGAGTTGAAGAGCAAGAAAATAAAAACCTTCGTGAAAAATGGCGTATCGCATCTTATATGTGGAAGCTTGGTTACGCTCAAAACGAAATTAACGAATACCTTAATCTTGGCGCTCCTGTTATTAATGCAAAGTGGGCAAAAGAGCCACACGATCCGGCAACTATGCCTAGTGGTAGCCAGCCTAGCACAGATCCCGCAAGCGAAAAAAGCTTCCCTGTTTGCGTAGATTTTACTAAGGCTATTGATGTAGTTTTTAAAAAAAAGTCAATTATTGATTATGTAGAAGAAAATGATATCGAAAAGATGGACGTTTTTTGCAGATCGGTAGAATCCGAATCTATAGGAAACGTTATACCGTTGTTTGAGAAAGCAATGACAAGTTATTTTGATAGACTTGAATCTAGTCAGATAAAAAAGATTGAGGCCTATTTAGACGGTGAAACATACTCTAACAAATCTAATGGAGAAAGAAAATTAAATAAAGAGAATATTGAATCGGTTTTATTCTCACGTCAAAAGTGGGACGCTATTTTATTAGCAGATACCGCTGGATATTACATTAAGGCGTATAAGCAATCTATTGAGGTTTCTAAGCGTGAATTAGGAGGGTTTATTAACTTTGTACAGTCTGATGCTGAAGCTGCTGAGAAAGCACGAAAACTACAATTAAAAGTTGTTGGGATAAATGAGCGTTTACGTGCTAATCTGCGCGATGCTATTGCACAGTCTATCGAGGCTGGTAGTAATCGTGCGGAAATCCTAGAAGCGGTAAAAGGACAATTTAACGCGTCGCATAATCGTACTGTAACCATTGCAAGGACAGAAACAGGTATAGCAATGAATACAGCTAGAGCAGACGCTATCTTTGCTGAACGTCCTAATAAGCTTTGGGTAAGTGCTAAAGATAACGGTGTTAGAGCTTCGCATAGAAATTATTCATCTTTACGGTCTAAACCTAACGATTATGAATACGCACCTGGATTAAAATACCCTCAAGATCCGGACTGTAATGATGCTGGTGAAATAGTCAATTGTCGTTGTGTATTGGTGGCGGGTAGATAAATGGATAGACCTAAAAACTTTGGGGTAAATACATTTATCAAAACTATTGATAACTTTGTAATACGCAAGTACGGAACTTGCGGCAGATTTGCTTATATGGTAGGTGATGCAGTAACTAAAAAGATATTAAAGCTACCATTTGAAAAAGAAATTGATGCAGAAGAATGGATTTGTTCACAATTGAATAAAAAAAGTTAAATTTAATTCGAGGTTGTTATAATGGATAAGGTAATTGACGAATTAGTAAAACGTCGCTTTGGAACCGATGATAAAGTCGAGTTCTACGGTCGATCTATGCCTGACTCTAATATTAGTGATGAAGACTACATTGATATTTGTAAGTCTTTTAATCGCTTGCAAGAGTCTGAATACAATAAGCTTTTTGAATCTGATTCGACTGCTAAAAAAGATGCTAGTCTGACTTTTGTTAAAGATCGTTTCATTACCTTTGTAGCATCTGACGAAACTGTCGATTCTTACGGTGATATTTTGCGAGTTGACGGTGCTGATTTGTCGCGCCTTAAGGCTAATGCGTCGGCTTTTATTTCGTCTCACGATGTTAAAGATATTTCTGGTGCAGCTGGAGTAATTGTTAAAGCTGTTAAGGCGAAAAATGTTGAGGGTTCTCCTAACGGTAAAGCTTTGTTAATTACTGTATATTTTCCAACTTTTGAAGAAGACCCTGACGCAGATTATATTTTTAAGAAATATAAAGCTCGTACATTAAACGCTGTATCCGTAGGTCTCCAGGTGCTTGAAGCTTATAGTCCAGAAGACCCTAGTGAACGTAAACGTTTAGGACTTGGAAAATACGGTGTTGAAGTTAGACGTTGGTTGCCTTATGAGTTATCTGCCGTTACTGTAGGAGCTAACCCAAACGCGCTTATGCGTCGATCACTTATTAGCGACGAAGATGTAAAACGAATTATCAAAGAGACGATGCTTGAACTGATTGAGAATAAAGAAAGTAATCACGAGCAGGAAGCTAAACCTGAATCGAAGTTACGTTGCTATCTTGATTCTTTTGATGTTAAAGTTAATCTTAATGTATAACACAAACAAAACACGGAGTGAATAAAATGGATAAGGAAGAGTTGGAAAAGATGCTTAAAGCTGCTGGTGCTAGTGCTTCTGAGATGGCTAGTAAGGCCGCTTCGGAGTCTGCTACTGTAGTCGTTAAGAGCGTACAGGAAAAGCAGGAAACCCTAGAAAAGCAGATTGCGGACCAGGGCGCAGAGCTTCAGAAGATTGGCGATACTCTTGTCAAGTTGACAAAAAATATCGAAGTATCAATGAGTGACATTGGTATGAATGATAAGGAAATTTCAAAGGCTAAGAGCGCTAAAAGCAAGGCTCTTATGTTCCGCGGCATGATTACTCAAAACTGGTCTGGTGCAGAACAGGAAAAGGCTATTGCTGATGCTGTTAAACAGAAAGCAATAGAAGCTGGAGACAATGCTTCTGGTGGATACGTTTTGCCTGTTGAAATGTCTTCTGACATTGTTCGTCTGGTTCGTGAACGTTCTGTTTTTGCAGAGCTTGGGTGCATGATGGTAACTCCTACTCGTGCAATGTTTAACATCCCTAAGGTTACTACTGGAACGACTGCTTACATGGTTGGTGAAGGTAAGCAGATTACCGAATCTGACATGAAGTTTGGTTTGATCCAGATGTCTCCTAAGAAAGCAGCTGCTCTTGTTTACGCTTCTCGCGAAATGATTGAGGCTGCTGATCCTGGTATTGTAGATATCATCCAGTCCGATATGGCTGATGCTCTTGTTGAGATGCAGATGACTATGGCTCTGTATGGCAACGGTGGAGCAAATCAGCCTATTGGCCTGTATAACGCTGATGGAATTACCAAGATCGCTACTGCTGCAGCTGGTGATGACCCAGACCAAGCTTACATGCGTAAGCTTCGCAGTCAGATAAAACAGAAATACAAAAATGGCAACTTCAAATTCTTAGCTAATGAGAATACTATTATGAAGATGTCTGCTTTGGTTTCTGCTTCTGCTCCTGATGCGTCTGTTTTGTTGACAGATGAACAGCGCGCACGTTCAGCGTTCGGTAAAGATTTTGTTACTTCTGGCCTTGTTCGTGATGACAAGTCTAAAGGTGGTACAAGCCGTCTTTCCGAAGTGTTCTATGGCGACTGGTCGCAGTTTGTTGTAGCTAATTGGTGGGGAGGTATGCGTATCGATGCAAGTACCCAGGGGGGTTCTGCTTGGGCAAATGATCTGTATGGATTCCGTGCTATTCTTCCTTTTGATTTCGGTGTTCGTGATGTATCTCGCTTCGCCATTGCCGACTATATCAAGACGATTAATAGCTAAATAATTGAGGGGTGAGAAATCACCCCTCTTTATTACTTTTTAGGAGAATTACTTATGTCTGATATTAAGTGGTATAAAGTAAAGCCGTATCAAGTTTATTTTGAGTTTTACAAAGATTCAAACATTGCTAAAAGACGTTTTTTGGAAAATGAAATCTTTTCTGCAACATCTGAACAATTGAATATTAACCAGCTTGATAGACTTGAAGAAGTAGAAGAGCCTAAACAAGAGAAACAGGATATTGATACTGATGTCAAAAGCGAAGGAACGCAAAAAGAGGATGAACGCTCTACAAGCGGAACGGCAAACGCAGAAAGCGATCGAAAAGAGATTGCGGCTGCTAAATTGCGCGGCAAAACGACCGGAAATCAAAATACCGAACTCTTTTGAATCCAACCCTATTTAATTAATGGCTTAAGATGAATCTGACAACTAAAGACCGATATTTCGAACTATTTCCAGAAGCATCGTCTAGTACTCAAGCTAAGGATTTAGCAAAGATTAATATGAGGATTGCTGCGGTTTCTGCAAATGTAGAACGGTTTTTAGGTCGTTATACACAAGAGTTAGAAAGAACTGAAAAGTTTACTCCTGATTGTGGTACAGGAACAAAACAGATTCGTCTTAAAGCCTTTCCTATCGCTAGTATTACGTCGGTTTCATCTTATGATACTACGCTTGTTGAAGATGAAGACTATTTATTGAATGATACTGATGGTGTTATACACTTTGCTTATCCAATTATAAGGCAAGAGCCGTTATACNNCTGAGGATACAGCGGACTTTATTAGCAAGTATCCTGATATAGAGCTTGAGGTATTAACTCAAATTAATTTTGAGATTAAGAGAGTTAATGATATAGCTATGAAGTCAGTTTCAAACGGTCAGTGTTCTTCTTCTCTTAATCCTTACGGCTTTTTAGATTCACTTGTAACGGTACTTAATAGATATAAGGTTTTGGCAGGGCCATGAAATTTAGTCAAGCTACAAAAGAGATAAAAGGAGAATTAAACGATTTTAGAAGTCGTTTGATAAAGTCGTTTATCGCTGGTGCTTATTCAATTCATTCTGGAATTGTACAAAAGTTTTATACTGCTGCTCCAGGCTCTAAAATTGGCGTTGCTAGAAGAACTGGAAATGCGGCAAAATAATGGAAAGTAAATGTAAGTAGAAATAATGATACAGTTATTTGTTCTATTTACTCCGCTGGTGCTGAATACGCTGATTTTAGTCAAAAGAAAGTAATTAAACCTAAAAGTAAAAAGTGGCTAGCTATACCTGTTAATGCTGCACTAACTAAAAATGGCGCAGCTAGGTATCCAGGCGGACCAAGGCAAGCTGCTAAAGCTTTGTCTATGCCTCCAGTAAAGAGGCGAATGGGAAGGCTTAG